GCTTCACGGTTAAATATTCCCCTTTCACCAGATTTACTTTCTACAAGTGATGTCCACTCACGCAAGAAGGAGTCCATGTCGGGCTTCTCTGTGTAAGATACAGAGTTATTTGCTAGAGCACGATGCCCTGCACTTTCCCACCATTGTCCTGACTTAGCATGGCGCATACGATCATCACTCAGGTTTGATAATGATATCATAGCACTGCGTCTAACGCCACCAGAAACTACTATCTGTCCTACAAAACACATAATATCGTGACACTCTAGTGCATTTAGTTTACGTCCTTGTGCGTTCTTAAATGTCTGCACAGTAAAATTAAACAGGTCAACCAGAGGTGCAGGACCAGATGCCCTGCCACCAAACGTTTCTAGTCTAGCTCCTGCAGGTCTGATCTTAGACATGTTCCACTTAGGTATCTCACCTGCCCACAGTAGAGCTAGTAGTTGTCTAAAAGATTTAGCCCAACCTTCTTTACTATCCTGCACTACAATGGTAGTCTCACTGTCGTATAAGTCAGGTACTTCAGGTAGCTTGTTTATGTATTGTCTCTCTACACTAAAGCCAACGCCAGTGCCACAAAGAAGGATAAACATAGCTTCATCAAAAGACTTTGGATCATCTACAGGTAGGTAGCTACAGTTGTATATACATGTATTATCTCTGTCTGCTGCTGCACCTGCAGTCATCATAGCCCTCATAGATGGCATGACTTCTAAGTTAAGTATAGCTTTTCTTATATCATCGTAATCTTTTTTACCAAGCTTGTCAGCAACAATATTCTTCATGTAACGATCAACTGTCTCTGCCCAACTCTCACGTCTTAGTTCTTTAGGTAGCCACTTGGAGTACCTGGATTTGTGTATAAACGTTTGATAGTCTGTAGGCAACACGTTACCTGACTCTAGTTCGTTATAATATTCAAATGCTTCGATGTCACTAGCATTAATCATAGTCTCTCCCTTATATTTAAGTTTTCTATATTCACATCGTCTATGTCGTGGAACGTATTATGTATTAGATCATGTACATCTTCCACATGTGCATCCTCTACAGTTGATAGAACGTTACAAGGTTCACCTACTTCTAGTAGAAATGTAACGCTAAACTTTTTCTTTCCTGCTATCACTTGTGTATTTCCCTTAATGTTTCGTTAGCCCAAGTTAAATACTGTTGTGCCTTTTTAAGATCCTCTACAGGTGTAGCGTTCTTATACATGGCTCTGTGATTATACTTTATAACATTGCCCCTGCAGTATGCAACAAAACCTTCCTTACCTAAAACTTGTTTAATATAATCTATACACTCAACTCCATCATCTAAATTATAATGTGCAGGTTTATCTACTGGATCATAGTCTAGTGTGATAGTCTGTCCGTTCATAGTAAGTGTATCAATAGTATCCATTATGCATTTCCTTGTGTCTTTGTAAATCTAGTAAGCTTTAGAACTTTACCTTCTGTACCTTCTACCTTCTCGTACAGTGGCGTATCTTCTTCGTCCTCATAACCTACTAACTCGTTTCTGTGTTCTTCAACCATAGTATAAAGATCTTGGTCATGTTGTGCAAGTTCTAAAAATGCACCCATGAGTGTAGCCAAGTGAACTAGGTAAGAAACATCTTCAGGACTAAGTAGAATCTGTTCTCCTACTACAAGCCCTGTGTTTAACTCACCTGTCCACCTACCTTTATCATCAAAAGAACAAGGCTTTAATACTAATGATACTTCATCTGCTCCTATTTTATACTTAGTCATGTTACTTTCTTTCTCCTTTAAAAGGAATAAGTTTTAACTTCGTAGGTCTACCCTTCTCTTTTAACCACGCTTCAGGTATGACACGGTGATCCCACCTAAACTCGTACTTATCACACCACTCATAGTATCGTGACTTAGCACCTTTGTACAACTTTGCTTTGCTGTTACTAAAAATAAACCGTATGTCTAGCTCTGGATGTTGTTCTCGTATGGCTAGATGCTTACGTCTATCTTCTGAATCAAAGATGCCTTTCGTTTCTATTATAATACCGTTGTCTAAAATAAAGTCAGGCGTGTACGTTCTATAGCGTAAGTCTTCCCACTCTATCTTTAAACGTTCATACCTGACTTGGTTCTGTCTATCTCTTAGGTAGTCAGCAACTTCTTTCTCTAAGCCACTGCGATACCTTCTAGGGTTACTCCTTCTTTTCTTTGGGCTTCTCAACCCACGCTTCGTTTTCTGGGGTGTCTGGGTCATCTGCTATATAATGTCCTTTTTCGTTTCGAGCACGAACCATCTCTGTTTCTTCTTTCAGAGACTTCTCCAGTTCTCTTGTCTTCATCTCCCCCACAAACTTAACACACTGCATCCAATGCTCTAGCATATTAACAGATACTAGGTTCTGTTGTAGCAGTTGTACTATCTCTTTTTGTTTGTCAGACATACTATCTGTTTCGTAGTCTGTATCATTAATTGTTACTGTAGTCATATTCACCTCTTAGTTTTGTGTAGTGTACGGTAGGTGGCTCTTTCTTGCCACTATATACCTTAGATGGTAGGCTCTTTAGTTCAGGCCAACATTTAAACTTGTGGTTACAGAAGGTGCAGGACTTGGGTAGCTTGTAGTTACCACTAGCCTTACCTCTGTATACCTCTGGTTCGTCTGTAAAGCATCTCTCAAAGGGTGCATTGCTATCAAGGTAGGTGTGTACATCCCTTATCTTTTGTAACACTCTATCCTTGTCTACCTCTGCTGCTGAGACATACTTGAAGCTACCGTTGTTTTTATTAACAACCCACCAGCCACCAACCTTTTTGTTAGCTGCTGCAGCGTAGCCTACAAGCTGTGGCACATAGCCGAAGGAGTCACCCTTCTCTAGTGTGTAGAAGTCAACAAACTTATTCTCGTATGACCATGTACTAGCTGACTTGACATCATCTATCTTGCCATCCAATAACATATCATACTCACCAGAAACTTCATCCTTTTCGTTTAGTGACAGTGTTACCTTTGCATTGTCACCAAACTCTGTTCCAGATGCTCTAAGCAAACCTTTTAGTAGAGCCTCCACCATGTCACCAAATATCATATTGATTTTAAATGACGTAGGCAGAGGCTCCTGATGATCGGGATTGTTCTTCTCGAACCATAGCTGACACTTTGGACGCCCAACGTTGGACATCCTAAGTTTGAACTCTCGCTTCTCTTCAACACTGTTGAATTGTTTGTCAAGAGCAGCACCAATATCATCTTTGATTTTATCTATAATATCCTGAGACATTGTAGACTTACCCTCAATGGAGCTTCTAAGATACTGATGTAGTGCTAGTTCAGCAGGGTGGTTCACTGGTCAAAATCCTCCACATCAACTATGTTGGTAACTATGTCCTGATCCTGTGATGATATTGTCTCTACATTATTCTCTGCCCATTTACTAATAACATAATCGTTACTAGAGTCAACGTAGTCTAGAAAGTTTTGTAGTGTTTCATTATCACCGTCAGACAAGCCAACGAACTCACTAAGTGAGGCGTTAGTTACCATGTACGGATTGCCGTTAGGCAAGCTGCGTGATTCACCCAGTAGAGATATGGTGTGTTCTGCAGGGTTAATCTTTTTCTTGATTAGTTTACCTATCATACCATCAATAAACTTCATGCTATCTCTGTTCTTAACATCCATAACAAAGTCAAACTCTTCTTCATGTCCTGTTACTGGATCACCACTTTCATAAAAAGGATCTACTAATCTAGCTTTACCCATCATAACTTTGACACGGCTAACACTACGTATGAAATCCTGTTGATCTTTTGGTAAGGCTTGAAAGTCTTTAATGTAGCCTGACGGTCTACCCAGGTTGAACGTGCCAAGTGTATCTTTCAAGTCAACGTTTAGTGAGTTGGACATGACTGACTTCTGCATAGTCTTGTTATCGCTATCCCAACGTTGCCACTTTTGACGCTCTGCAAACAGTCTTACTTTTACTTCTCTGGCGTAGACTACATCATCGTCAGTTGTAATCTTAAATACAGGTGAGGAAGCTACCTTGCCATCAACAACTTCCTGTAAAATTGTGCCTGTAATCCTACCTAGACTAGACTGAGACTGCGTTGCAGGGCTTGAGAAACCCATAGCGTCCGTTAAGTTCATATTGTCTACTTTAAGTGCTACTGCGTTATCCATAATTTTTACCTTTCATATGTAAAAAGTTTCAGAGTTAGAGTTATATCATTAAACGTCTTTTGTGTCAAGCCAATTATCTCCTATCTTTGATTCTAATAACAAAGGAACGTTTACTTTTATATCATATTCTTTTTGAATCATATCATTTAAATTAGAGTTAATCAAATTAATTGTACCTAACACATCATCTATTTCATCAGGGTGTGTGTCAATTACCATACTATCGTGGACACTGTTGACTAGACAAGACTGCATAGGCTTAAGCAAACGGTCAAGCTCTATGAGTACAACAGGTACAACATCACCTGTAGCAAAGCCTTGAACAGGGTAGTTCTTGATCATAGTGAAGTGAGACACAGAGCCGTTCTCTCTACGATGCACGTCAGGAAAAGCATACTGCCTACCACTGACATTAGTTATCTTACCCTCGTTAACTGCCTCGTCACCCAACCTGCTGTGCCACCTAGCTATACCTTTATACTTCTCTACGAACTGCTTATAGTATGCAGCTTCTGCCTTGCTTCTACCATATCCTGTAGCGCCAAAGAGAGGGGCGAAGGTGTGTGCCTTTGCTTCTTGTCTAGATGTAGGTTGCCCTGCATCACTGATAACCTTTGCCGTGTAGGAGTGTACGTCAAATCCTGTATCAATCTCCTGCATGGCTGTCTTATCTTGTGCTAGGAACGCAGCCGTTCTAAACTCAAGTTGGGCAAAGTCGGACTCAATTATTTTGCCACCCTCCCACCGTGAGATGAACACACGTTTTATTGGGAAGGTTCCTCCTCTTGGCATGTTTTGCATGTTGGGATTTCGTCCAGAGAATCTACCTGTACTGGTGATGTGCTGGGTAAGGTTGATGTGTAGTTTGCTACTTCTTTTACAGTTGGTGATAATGCCAT